GAATAAATTATTAATCTACTTGGTTTTTCTGTTGGTAATAAATGTATGTTTTTCATTCTATTCTGATTTAAAGGTTATTTTACTAACTGATATACCAACTCCCCATTTTAACCACGTCAAACATATCATTGTTGTTGTTACCCCGGTAGTCTCGTTTGACTTACTACCAGTTCTAAATTTTATTGATGGCGTAATATCTACATCATCGTTTACCCAATTTCCTACAATCTTGTGTAGTTTAAACTTAACATTCTTCATTCTATTCACATTTAAAAGTTATTCATCTCTTTCCCCTAATTATTCCGTTTTATTTCGTTCTAAAATTTCAATAATAATTTCAATTGCTCGTGTTTGTGCTTCTTCGTATGTTTTAAAATCCTCATCATCTCTGTAATCAACATAATCCCATTTTCCTGATTTATGTAGATAATCGATCGATAGTCCAAAAGGTTTATTTTTACCTAAGCAATGGTATGAATCTATATTAACGTGAAAATTCTTCTCTCTGAGCCACGAAAATACTTGCTGGTAAAGAGGTGCAGAACACCCGATTTCGGGCTGCGATCCGACATCCGAATAACAAAAAGCATATCCAGAAGAGTATCCACTATCAACATCATAATAACCGAAACACTCTTCGTCAAACCCGAGCCTCTTTAGCCTCAAAGCCAACTCATAAGGTACAAATTCTTTCCCCATATTACTTATTATTTAAGCTTTTCTTTAATCTCACCCACATCAAACATGAGAGTCAACCCTCTAAATTTTGCTACTGTTGTTAACTCTGGGTCTTCAAATGCAAACACTAGGCCTTTTTTACGGTTTAGCTCATTAGAATCTACATAATAGATTTTACCCATATATTCTACACCTATACTCATTTTTTGCCCTTTATCTTTTCTCGAATTTGGCTTTAAGCTCTTCGTATTTTTCACGCTCTTTACGAGCCTCTTCCTCTAATTCCTCTTTTATTTTCTTATAATATTCTTCTTTAGCAATTCTTTCTTTTTCAAGTCGGCTGTCGCGTTCTTCAATAGCCGCTTTTTCTAAGTCTGCATCTAAAAGAGTTAGCCATTCAATCGGAAAACTAAACCAATAATCGCGAGGATAGTCTCCATAGCTATCATCACATCTTACATCAACTTCTCCTTCATCGAAACTAATCATTTCAATACCTCTTCGTGTGCCGTATTCTTGACGGTCTACTTCCTCTAAGATTGGAATTTTTCGTTCTACTAAGCTGATCAAATCTTTGTACACTGAGATGATTTGATTTATTTCTTCTATAGTTTTCATTTATCTTTTATTTAACCTTTTCGACTTCTTTCCCCTCTATGATCTCTATCAGCTTTTCAAGACAAGAAATTTCCGCTTCTTCATAGGTTTTATAATCCACATCCGAATCATATCTTCTGTCCACATGTATAATACTATTATCAGGTGTGTTATCTAAGTGTATTTGATATCCAAATGCGTAAGATGTAATTCTGTGCATGATCCCATACTTCTCTCTAAACCATCTAAATGCTTGTGAGAACGCCGGTGCATCAACAGTAAATGAATCTTTTGTAACAAGAGGTCTTGAATAATATTCTAACTTTCCACTTGAGCTATTATATCCTGCTAAACAAGGCTCATTAAATCCATATATTTTCATTAATAAAGCCAACTCATACGGTACAAATTCTTTTTCCATTACTTATTATTTTCAACGATTTCAATTAGCTTTCCAAGACAAGCGAGTTCTGCCTCTGCATAGGTGGTAAATTGGATTTCACTACTTATCATAACCTTACAATCTTCGTGCAATTCATATACCCAAAACTTATACCATTCCCTCTCTTCTGCTCTCTGTGGAATACCCTCTAAATCATACTTCTCCCTAAACCATCTAAATGCTTGTTGCCATGTAGGAATCGGTAACGACTCAACGCTGCTATCAATAGTACACTTAGGATACGCACAATGTACGTTAGGTAATTGACATCCTCCGGGTTGTGCCTGATTTTCACAAATCTTTTTAACCGACTCATACCTAAAGCACCTTTCATCAAATCCAAGGGATCCTAGTCTTAAAGCCAATCCATACGGTACAAATTCTTTTTCCATTCTATTTTAATTTACTTTGTTCTACAATTTCAATTAGTTTCTCAAGACAAGCAAGTTCTCCTTCTTCATAGGTAAGATAAAATAGATTATTATTTGCTCTTACAAATTCACGGCTTGTCATTTTTTCATCCCATTTAAAAATAGTAAACCAATATGCTCTCTTAGTCCTTAGGTCATCCCGATAAAATACTATTTCATTTAATAAATTATACTTCTCTCTAAACCATCTAAATGCTTGTGAGAATGTTGGTATTTTAATTTCACAATCTAAAAAATTTGTCTTTGTCTCATTGAAAATGAAATTCCTATCACAATCCAAATAAGCAAAACAAGGTTCATCAAATCCAAGGGATCCTAGTCTTAAAGCCAATTCATACGGTACAAATTCTTTATTCATCTTTGATTTTATAGGAACAAATATAAGGTCACATCTTGTAGAAAAAAAATTACTCATATTGTCTTAGAAGTGCTTAGAAGTACTTAGAAGTAATTCCTTTAATCCTTATTTGATGTCTTTTGCTATCTTTGATATGATTAAGTAATCTATTTGGTGAAAAGTCCTTTTGTCTAATTGTCTAATTGTCTAATTGTCTAATTGTCCCTAAAAAGTCCCAGTCCCTTTTGTCCCTTAAAAAGTCCCTATTATTTGCTGGGCTTTTTCTTCGCAGATATTTCACACATATGCGAGGCCCCTCCAAAAGACCCCCTATATGGGACCCTCCTGAGCATCCCTTTCTCCCTCCTGCCAATATGGGTCCCCTCCCCTGGGCTATTCCACCCTAGATATTCCCTGTATACGCGAGGGCCCTTAGCCTCCCCCAGGGAGGACATTATTTTAGGGGCCCTCCAAAATACATAAGGGCCCTTTTTTCTAGGGGATTCGTTTATATGATTTCAAAAGGAATGTGCCTCTTTTGGTACATTATAAAAGTACTTATTCTTCTCGTAGGAAAAAACCCTAGGAGAGACTTTTTATGATATTAGTATTTCTTCTTGAGAAATGGTTACATGGAAGAACTCTTCGTTTAATCTTGAAATGGTTTCTAAATCAATTTCAACTTCTATGCTATTCCAATAATACTCGTCGAATGATTTTCTTTGGGTGAACATGGATTCTGATTGAGGAATAATTTTTATTATATCTCTTACGAAAAATCCAGGCTTAATTCCTTCATAGAATGCTAACTTTCTTTTCATGTGTTATCCTTTTTGTTATAATGCTAAAGTACTTATTCCTCTCGTAGGAAAAAACCCTAGATTTACTTTTTATTTTTTCTAGCCTCTTCTCTCCTTTTGGCGCGATTCGATTTAATCGGAGGAGCTGATTTGTTTATTCCCGTCATTTTAAACTCTTTAAACTCGAATTCCTCATGATTGGGATTTGCAAAAAACTCGTACGTTTCTATTGGGTTTTTGGTATTTTCCATTCTATTTGTCTTTGGTTGCGTATGCTAGTCCTATTAGAACTAATATAATTAAAGAGAAAACGAAAACTATGAAGTTGAGGGTGTACAAAGCTACAAGGAGAGAGATCGCCATAAGCACATTATAGTTTCCTTCTTTTTCGATGATATTAAGAACCATTGCGATCCCTAATATGCAGGCTATTACTAGCATTGGTGTTTCCATATTATTTGGCTTTTGATTATGAAGTAAATATAAGAATTTCTCTCGTAGGAAAAAAACCTGGAGAAGTCTTCAGGAGCTTCACCTGCCTTCTAATTATACTTGTACTTCTCAGTTAAGAGTCGGTACGAGCTTTCTTACTTTGACCCCTTTTGGTTTATCCCTTTATTTCTCTAACACGCTGAATCGAGGTTTTGCCATATCTCCATATGTCCATCGGCATCCTCTTTGTCCACGAAAAATCCAACTCTACTATATCCAGGTATACCGAAGAGAATGTATCCCTGACAAACAGTATACCCTGTATATGTTTTCCCTTCCCAATCATATGGGACTGGATTGATGAAGTAACCTGTGTTTAAATTAAATATTTTTTTAAAGATCTTTTTCATGTCGTGTGTTTTAAGTTATAGGTAAATATACTAATTCCTTTCGTAGGAAAAACCCCTTGGTTATTCTCCTAGGTGTGGTTCCTCAAAGAACACTATCCTAGCTCCTCCCTCTCTGAACTCGTCTAGAGGCAATAGGAGTCCGTGTAGGGAACTTTTGTCCTCTTGGCTTAGGTTATACCACTTGGCCACATAATCGTATTCGTACATGAACCCTATTGGCTCGTTTCTGCACATGCTTCCTGTTCTGTACCCCAATTCCCTTAGGGTTTTCTCTGCCTCGTAGAAGGCTTTGAATGTTCCACCTTCTGGTATTTCGATAACGCGAGAGGCCTTTCTCCCTTGAAATTCCTTTCCGATTAAATCCTTTCTTTCTATCATGGTCTTGTGTTAATTGGTTTATGTAATTGGTTTATGTAATTAGTTTATGTAATTAATTATGAGACAAATATACTAATCCCCCTCGTAGGAAAAAAACCTAGAGACGATTAAAAATCATCGTCCCAATCATCCTCATCGTCCTCAGGAAATCCACTTAGGGAGACATCCCAATCCCCATCTTCATCTCTAAATGCAATCCACCCATGAATCTTAGGTCCAACTTCTCCAATCCAATCCTGGATCCCCATTCGATCCTCAGGGTGATTTTCGGAATTCCATTTAGCAAGATCCTGCCTTACCAGGCTCCACCATTCCTCTTTGTTTTTTGCGATTGACATACTCTTTTTGTTAATTGGTTATGAAGTAAATATACTAATCTTCTACGTAGGAAAAAACCCTAGGGGATAATTTTTTTCATAATCTCCTGAGGGGTTTCTTTAACCTCAAATCCCCCATTGTTATGGGTAACTACTCCAAGTCTTGTGTGTTTAGGCTTTGATACCTTTCCGTATTCTATTTTTTCTCCGGCCTCATACATGTGTCCTATGTGTTGAGGGTTAACGAAGATTGGATCTCCGTTTAAATTTGTTACCTGGATAAATTTCATAGTCTTTTTGTTAATTGGTTATGAAGCTAAAGTACTAATCTTTCTCGTAGGAAAAAAACCTATAGTGATTTTTTATTTTGGCTGAACCATTCTTTTGTGGACTCAATAGGTTCACCTAAATCATAACTCAATTTAAGTATTATACTCAAGACTTCTTCCTCACTATACATTCTTTCTTGCTTTTTAAGAAGTAATGCTAAAGCTTTCTCTAATGTTTGAATTGCATCATCTTTAAATAATTGTTCAGCTTGCCATTTAGCACCTTCGATAAAATCTACTGATTCAGTTCCATCTGATTCGTTAAAACTATTTTCGTATCTATAAGCAGCTTCTTCAAGTGTTTCTTGTTTTGGTTCTTCTTGGGGAAGAACGATTTTATAATTTTCATAAACCCCTTCAACTACGCTTCCGTCTGGAAAATAGTCAACATATTGACCATCCTCTGCTCTTTCGAGCTCAACCAATTCACAAGTAGGATTCTTAGCAAACCATTCTAGGAACTCGGAATCAATAGCCCGAACATCTCCTTGAATTAAAGAAGGATCGTTTGTTAGCACCACTTTTTGGATTATCTTACCTGGGAATCCCTCAGCTTGGGCTTTACTCCATTGAAATAGATTTGGACCAGCAAATCCTTCGCCTATGTAATGGTCTCCAACCTTAGATTCTACCGAACGTGTTATGTAGATATGTTGAGGACTTAGAATTCCGTTTCCGTGTGCTGGTAATAAAAATAGATTTTTCATTGGTTTATGTTAATTGGTTATGAGACAAATATACTAAATCCCCTCGTAGGAAAAAAACCTATAGCGAATCTTCCCACTTCCTTCGGGCTGATGCAAGAACCGAGTAGGCCGTAGATTCACCTATAATTTTACCGTTGTGCTCCCTAATAGGAACTGATTTTACAAGAATGTCTCCTTTAATCACCTCGTCCTTTTCTAGAAACTCGATAAACTCCCCTATTGCCTCTACCTTTGCCCTCTTCGTTAATTCGGCGTTGTGCTTAGAGATTATCTTTTCAATCCACGAGAACGCAACCAGGGGAAACATGAGAAAGGAAAGAAGGAAAAGAATCAATATCCCTATTGAGATTTGCCCTTTACCCGGGGTCATTGATTCAGCCACGGTAAAGAAGATAAAAATCGATACGATCATCACAAGGACCGTAAGTAAAAAGTTAATGATTTTCATGTGTGTCTTTTTTAATTAAGTAAATATACTAATCTTCTACGTAGGAAAAAACCTCAGGACTAATTTAATAGTCCTGAGAAAGTATCTGCAACCTTTAGTGGTCCTTTGAAATTATTTTCTCTTCCCCAGATCTCTGCTTTTCCGGAATGACCACATTTAGGGGTTACCGTGTAAATAACTCCATCTGGACTACAAATTCTGAAATCGTCATAGAGAGGACCCACCATCGGACAGTTGTTCTTAAAGAACACATACACCTCTGTTGTGTCAATCTGTGGATTTGCTTTTAGGAACTTCTTCACCTTGGCGAATAGTGACCTTGCTTTTCTTTCTAGGGAGGTGTCCTTGCAGAACCAGTCATAGAAGTTAAAGCACCAGCTTTCATTTCCGTCCGAGTCTAGGAAGATCCCTTTGTCGAATGCTTCTAATTGTTTTTTAAGGTTTGTTTCCATTGGTCTTTTTGTTAATTGGTTATGAAGCTAAAGTACTAATCCTTCTCGTAGGAAAAAAACCTAGGAGGGGATTTTTTTAATTTAAATTGAGGGTGAAGTTCATTCCAAGTGCTCTGGTGTTCTCCATTGTGGATATCTCCTTCTTGGCTTCTCTGTCCTTCTTCTTCATGAACTCAAGGTACTCGTTTATGATGCGGTCTTGCTCGGCTCTTCTTCTTTCGTAATATCCTTCTGGTGGCATGGTCCTATTTATTAGTTGTACGTGTAACGAATGGACGCTTTGTCGCATTCTGAGTTTTTGTGTTTCCGCTAAAACCATATGTGGCTTTAGGCGATTTTGGGATTAGACGAACTGCTGCTTCTGCTAATTCCATGGTTGCGATTCGAGTGATTGAGAAAATCATTGGCGTTGTTTTAATTGGTTTATGTAATTGGTTAGAACAAATATACTAATCTTATGCGTAGGAAAAAAACCTATACGGTTCTTATTTTTCCACATTTGGTGCACTTAATCTCTTTGCCTCCTTCGAAGACAACCCTGCTGTCCCCGTCTCTGAAGTAACTTTGGGAAATGGTTTTCTCATGGTCTGAACAATCATGTTCTGCTGTGTCCATTAGCCAAAGGCCTATGATACAAGAGATAACTGTGATGTAGTCTCCTAAAGGGTTTCCGAAAGCCATCATCATTCCCCCTAATACGATTCCCGCTAAAGCGATAAGGTTAAAAGCTGTTCTTTTCATTTTTGTTATTGTTAATTGGTTATGAAGCTAAAGTACAGAATCTTCTCGTAGGAAAAAAACCTATAACCCCTCCGTAGAAAATATTTCTTCGACAAATTCTGAATCTGAAGTTACCCCAGATAACTCCGAGGATCGGTCTACCGAAACCTCGTCTCCTTCGCAGTAGTCCTCGACTAGATTATACTCTTCTGCGATGAGTTCGATTGCACGCTTTTTCGAGGAAGCTCCGACTACCAAAGCAATGGTCTTTTCCTCCCCCGATAATAAAAATTGAAATACTTTCATCTTAATTGTTTTAATTGGTTTATGAAGCTAAAGTACTTAAAAAGCCCGTAGGAAAAAAACCTAGGAGAAAAAATTATCAAGAAAAAGTGATTTCTTCTCCTGCTATTTTAATTTCCCTCATTTCACTGATTTTGAATTGGGTGAATTTGGAGGACTTCAATTCTTTACGAAGAGCGTTTTTAGCAATCGTTAGGTCCTTCGAATTTACCGAAGGGTAAGTACCCTCTTGAATAATCTCTTTCTTCATCCTAAGGCCAAATACATAGATCTCTCCTGTCACATTGTGAACTTTAAGTCCTTTGGTGATTATAGTGTAAGTGTCTATTTGCCCTTTGCTCCTATTCGAATCCGGGTTCTCTAATGATTTGATCAGTTCCGCTATTGCAAGCTCTTCGATCTCGGTGGATCCTGATTTACCTTTAAGAAACTCTATGTCTTTCTTTTTTGCGTTATCCAAACTTGCACCTATGTTGACAATGCTGTTGGATATTTCCCCATTCGAGTTCCGATACCCTCTAATAGATACCATTGTAACTCCAGTAGGGGATTTGAGGATTGCTCTGTTTAGGTTCTCAATTACCTTTTGTGCTATCTGTGAAATTTCCATTTTTCCTTGTTTTAATTTCCTTGTGTGATTAATTATAAGGTAAATGTACAAATTCTCCCCGTAGAAAAAAAACCTACGGGGAGAATTTTTAACCAATCAACCAACCTAATCAATATACCCAACGTTACGAAGTAGATGACAATAGAACCTTATTCCGTGTACGTTAATGTTGTCTGCTCGGGAGAATGCTCCCATAAGATTGTTATCGATAATCGCCTGGATAAATCCTCCGGGCCGAAACCCTATTCCCCATTCTGCGGAGAGTATAGAGACCCCGGTGTCTATATAAGGCTCTTTACCAAATCGGTTGTTATCCCTTATCCCCGGATCAAAAACTTGGCATATCTCATACTCCTCTTCTACTCTTTTTTTAATTCTCTCTTTTTGGCCTTCATTAAATTCTTTCATTTGGTTTATGTAATTGGTTATGAAGCTAAAGTACTAATCCTTCTCGTAGGAAAAAAACCTAGGGGAGTTTTAATTCTCCCCTTTATATCCAGAATTCTCTGTTGTCAAAATGTGGTGAATAACAGCATCAGTAAGAGCGTTATAGATTCCCATTTCGTAGTCGTCGAATTTATAGTTTGAGTAACCTCTAGAAGGGTCCTCCATAAAATCTCTAACCTCTTGAACCGGAGCATGCGGAACATTCTCCTCGATAAGGTCTAGGAATCTTCCGTAGAAGTCGGTGATTAAGGTATCCCCTTCTTCTTCTCCGCTACCGTAGCACCAAGAGCAATCCTCATAAACATCTTCTCCCTCGTCATCTACATGTGAAAATTCTTCTCCATCCCCTCCGCAATGTGAGCATCTTCCCATTTCCACCTCTATGGCATTGCAGTTTCCATTGTTGCAGAATTCATAGAAAAGTCTTGAAGTTGCTCGGATAAGTTCTCCGTGAAGTGTATCGCACGATCCTGAAGCTGGAACCAACTCGTTCCATAGTCTATCGTGATCTTCTTGATAAGCTCCTGAGTCTTTCCAGTAACTTTGTCCTGCTGGGGTGTGTCTTTTTTCCATTTCTTTTGTTTAATTGGTTAAGATAAAAGTAATGAATTTCCTCGTAGGAAAAAAACCTAGGAGGGGAAATTTTATTAAACTTGTTTTACCTCTTTTCGATTGATGATTCCGAATCCGTCATCCAATGAATCGATCAATTCTTCAATATCATTACCTTGAATCAGGTCCCAGTTTTCGAATTCATCCTCTGTAACGATTTTATTCAATTTGGATAGAGTCAAATTCTGTCCCTTTCTGTCCATTTCAATTTTATCTCTCTCCAAGATAAAATTATCAGGATCCTCTACATACCCTTCTTCCTCGTCGTTCCGATATCCTTTAAGAATACGAACGAGCCAAAAATCCCAAACGTCAGGACAAATAAAGATTCTTTCGTAGCCTGAAGCTTTGTAATCAGGATTATGCTTCATTGCATAATCTGTAATTTCTGTGTACTTTGCAAATTCAAAATTCATATTGGTTGTTTTAATTGGTTATAAGTCAAAAGTAATGAATCCTCTCGTAGGAAAAAAACCTAGGGAAAACTTTTTTTTAGATTCCCATACAGGAGGAGGGATGAACGTTACCTGTGATCATTTGGGCGATCGCATATCCTATTGCAAATAGAATGGTTGCACATAGAGCAAGGGAAAAAATCTGAAGACCCTTTAAAGCTAAAAATTCAATTCTTTTCATTGTGTTTATGTAATTGGTTTATGTAATTGGTTTATGTAATTGGTTATAAGGTAAATGTACTAATCCCTCTCGTAGGAAAAAAACCTACGAGTTAAATTTTTCGAAATTCCTCTACGGAAAGACAAAACTACTTTTTATCTTTCGGTATGATTCCATTGCTTCTTTTAGATCTAGTCCTTCAAGAACCTCGTTAGTAAGAGAAAGGTCTTTTCTTTTCATTTTTTCCAAAGAGGATATAGCTTCAAAGATGGTTTTTCCAGATGCGAGTTCTTTAAGGATAACAACGGAAGATTCCGGTGAGATTGAATACGGGTGATCTATTCTAACCCCATCGTGATGCCAGTAGAAGAATGGTCTTTTCTTTGATGTCTCTCTAGGTAGACCAACGATGGAAAAAATCCGGTTCATATGCTTGGTTGTCGTTCTACTGAATTTTCCATTCCCTGTCACTTTTCCGTTCTCTATGAACCCCACCGTAGTCGAGTAACTTTGTATCTCTGCATTTTTCATCTTTAGGGATTTGTCTAGCGTAACCCTAACTAATAGATTTTGCTGGATTGAAAGATCGATTCTCATTGTGTTTATGTTAATTGGTTTATGTTAATTGATTATGAAGCTAAAGTACACAAAAAACCCGTAGGAAAAAAACCTACGGGTTAAATTTTTCGGATTTAATTTTTATCCGTTCCAATATTTAGCTTTTGTTGCATCTATTACAATGGTAAGTTTATTCCCAGCTATTGCTTTATTTTCCAAAGTCCAGGTAGTCTTTTTACCTATATCTTGGGAAGGTCCATAATCCGGGGGCTCATTTAATCCTACCACTTCCTGATTAATTTTTGCGTTACGATCTGTAGGTTTACCGAATTTATAAAGATAAATATCCTTAACCCCTGGTATTTTTAAAATTAAATAAAATCTACAATTTTTCATTAATTGGACAGAAGGAAAAACGCATTGAATTTTATTAGGTCCTAAGACTGAAAAAGTAACACCTTTTATCTCGGTTACATTAGTTGAAGATGCTGGCAAATCCTTCCATTCTTTACCAACCCATTCTATTTTTCTTGACTTCCCGTAAACTTTTATCTGTGATTTGACGTCCTGGAGGTTAACTTGGGAAGCTGCTTCGTTCAGAAAATTTTCAAATTCGTATATGTGTTTCATATCATTTTTATTTTATCGTTAAATTTTTTATAAGAATCTTACTCTTCGTAGTCCTCTTCTTCCTCTTCGTATTCTGATTCCTCTTGAAGCTTATCCATGTACTGTTGGATCCCCATGTCGTAACCAGACGCATCGATCCAATTATTTAGATGTCCTATTATATAGGCACCTGCATGTCTTTCATGAGAGGTTCCTTTTAGTGCTTGTTCTATTAGAGATACCGTCTCTGATAACTTCTGTTGAGCTTCCATAAGAAGATCTATTCTTTCTTCCGTAGGCATTCCTCCGTTAGGACCAAAAGATTCATACAATTCTAGATTTTTCATTTTGTTTAGTTTTTAATTTTCTTTATATATCTTTTTTTGGTTATGAAGCTAAAGTACACAAAAAACCCGTAGGAAAAAAACCTAGGGCACAAAAAAGATCCCGAGCCAACCCGGGATCTTTAACCAATATAACAAACAAAAAATAAAAAAGATGTAATATCTTTTACAATACAAATATAGGGTATCTTTCGTAGAAAAAAATTAAAAGGGTAGATCCAAAAAAGTCAATTCAACTTTTGCCTCTTCGTCCCAGGATTCAGGAAGGCTCTCTTCTAGATCAAAGGCCCATTTGCAGGACTCTGGGAATCTAGAGTCGAACAAGGCAACCACCTCGTGGTAAATTCCAAAGTCGTGAGGGAAGGACTGAATCTTTAGAGCTCCTCCCACCGGGGGTTCTCCCCCTATCCTTCTCAGCTGGTTGATATAGGCTCTACACTCTTGTCTTGATCTTTCGTAATACCCAATGCTCCCCACCTGGGAGCAATCTTCCGAAATGGGAACGGGTCCTAAATAAATTTCCTCTACCATCTTAGTTGTTTGTGGTTATTTTCTTTCTTGCGATCTTTAGCGTCTCGGTAACCTTTTTCCCTGTCTCGATCTCCATCCTAATATTTTCCATCTCCTCTAGGTTCTCCTGAATCTTTTTTTCTCTAAAGTCATTAACATGCTCCAGGAAGCTCTTCAAATCCCCCATAGATGCACTTATCATAAACAGCTGAAGATCTGCTGCTATGTTTAGAAGAATTTGGTCCTTTAGCGCTTCTCCTCTATCCCCGATTTGGGCAGCTAATGATTCGATTGCTAAAATTGCTTTTTCGTGCTCTGATAAATTCATGATATTTGTTTTTAATTGGTTTATGTAATTGATTATGAAGTAAATGTACTAACTTTTCTCGTAGGAAAAAACCTATTTATAAGTATATCCGGAAATTGAGTTACCGTATTTTTCCGCCAGAGATTTTAGACCCGTACCGGTAGCAAAATCCACCATAATCCCTCCGAAAAGAAATCTTCCACTTTGGTCGTGTTGGAATTCTCTGTATTCATCAATCTGGCACAGAGGAGATTTTCCTGAGGTAGCAACTATTCGGAATTCCCCATAAACTTGATAAACCTCGTAAGTCGTGTCTTCTCCCCAAGTTTCATAGACATTGAAGTATTTGGATTTTCCTGTCTTAAGGTTAATTTTTCCTAATGGTAAAATTGAACGTCTTCTCATGGTATTTGTTTTAATTGGTTATGAAGCTAAAGTACTAATCTTCTCCGTAGGAAAAAACCCTACGGGATAATTTTAATCTATTTTAGATACGTGTTCCTTTAGTGAACCCCAGAATCCTCCAGCCCCTGTAGCCTCATCCTTCCAATAATCTGCACCTGAGCCAGTTGTACAGGATATTATTCTATCCCCTTTCGAATATTTATAGGTTCTAACAAATCCTATATCCTCTTTGTCGATTGGGGTGAATCCAGAATTTATCATGGTCTCATAGTGCCATTGGGTTTCTACCGGATGAACGATTTTGTTTGCTTCTTCGAATGTCATATTATTTGTTTTAATTGGTTATGAAGCTAAAGTACTAATCTTCTCCGTAGGAAAAAACCCTAGGGTAAATCTTTTCTCTAAATTTATTTTCGCCGTAGGGTTTTTTCCTACGTAGGGATTTAGTAGTTTTGTGTTGGTGCCCCTTTCTTAGCGAATCCCTTCCACAAAAAAGACCCTCGTGTGAGGGCCTTTTGGGTTCGGGTGGCTTCCTAAGAAGCCATTGTGTCTGCTAATGCAAATAGCTTTTGGTTGATGTCGATATCCATGTGGAAGTTCTTAACCTTACGAGCTTTTCTTTCTTTTCCTTTCGTCTCGTATCTGAATTCCCCGCTTAGTAGTTTCTCTTGAACCACATTGAATACAGACCAAAGGTTTTTTTCTTCATCCTCTTTTCTTGTAGGTTCAAGAATTTCGTTGATGTCGAAAATATACCCTTCGAATTGTTCTTTGGTGAAACGGATCTTAAGAGCTTCGGTAACGAATTCTTCAGCTTTTTCTGGGGTCAATTCCACAGACTTCATTTTCTTGATTGACTCAACTGTCAATGGAAGTTGCATAACCATCTCTTTGATTTGAGCGCGAAGATCTTCGAAAGAGTAACCGCTGTGACGGATACTCACGTTCTCAAATTCCTGTGTTGCCACAACCAGACCATTTTCACATACTAGGCGAAATAAGCCTGCTCTGAACACGAAAGAAGAACGTCCATCGTGAGAGTTGGTAAGAAGGATTTGAGGGTAAACCGTGTCACCATCTTCTGAAGTGATAACGATATTTTCGTTACGGAATACAACCAAGTGCTTTTGAAAGCCATCAGACTTCTTAGATTTGATTTGTTTTCCGTCGATAACACCCCATCCGAGTTTTGCCATGTCTTCAATCACCCTAGAAGTAGGGATATGAGTGTAGTGGCGAGAAAGAGTTTCAATTCCTTTATCTGCGAAGATAGAAGGAGCTTGAGCACGAAGTTGTTCTGTTGATAAGAACCCTGAATTAGATAAGTTTAACATAATTGAAATGGTTTAATTGATTAACAATACAAATATACATTACCAGTACGTAGGAAAAAACCCTAGGAGGGATTTTTTGCGTAAAAGATAAATCTTTTCTCTTCCCTTAGAATAGGGCACCAACACAAAACTACTGAATCCCCTTGTAGGAAAAAAACCTAGAACACAAAAAGAGGGACAATGTCCCTCTTTTGTAACCAATCAACCAACCAACCTAATTTCTTTATGCCTCGTTATTTTTATGTTTTTCTTTTCTCGTGTATTTCTTACGATTTCGATAAACATTTGGACGAGTTGCCATTCTAATTTCCTGCTGTGTTATTTCTATTGCTTTCATTGGTTGTTGGTTTATGTAATTGATTATGAAGCTAATATACATATCTTATCCGTAGGAAAAAAACCTATTTGAACCAAAGTACTTCAAATACTGAAGTATCTTCGGGATCTTTTTCCTTGATGTTATAGTGATAATCTTCTAACATGTCTCCATATTCCTCAAGGTTAAAATCCTCTTGCGTAAAAAACTGATCCTCTAGAGTTTCTAATCTCTTTTTCAATTTACCCGTAAGTAACTTTACCTCTTCGTCCTCGTTGAATGCTTCCTCAAGTGAAAATAGTTTCTTTAAAAGTTCTTCTTTTGTTTTCATGGTATTGTTAATTGGTTATAAGATAAAAGTACAGAATCCTTCCGTAGGAAAAAAACCTATATGGATTTTTTAGAATCTTTTTGGACCTCCGTTTATAGTTACAGAATCCAAAACTTTTCCACCAGACTGCTCTGAACAGATAGTTACTTCCATTGAAAGTTCATCTGCAATCTGAAATATCTGGATTGCAGTTTCCTCAGGATAATTGAATCCACATTCAACGATCACTTCGTTGATTTCCATTTTAACCCGAACTCTCAGGCTTGTCTTTTGAAGTCTTGCCACCAGGCGGTCGAATCTTTTTCTCATTTTCTTTTGTTTAATTGGTTTATGTAATTGTTTATAAAGTAAATATACTAACTTTCCCCGTAGGAAAAAAACCTACTCGAGATATTTTTCTATGTTAAACCAGATCTCAAATCCATTTGCAATATCCTGCTGTCTTCCACTTTTCTTCCAGAACCAATCGTGGGTAAACTCCCCTTCTATTTTTCTTACCTCCTCTACGATAGGCTTTTCTCCTACGTATCCCATTACGACCTTAATAGGATTTTTGAATTCTATGATTGCCTTAGCCTCGTAGTCAGCATTTCTTGTGATGGTTGTTCCATAGAAGTCAACATTAAGTTTATTTCTTTTCCGTGTAAGACGATTGATAAAATAGGAAGTTCCCTGATCCTCCAAAGAATTTGCAAATCTTTTGTAGTCAGAGACTCTTGGGAATGTACCGTCGTCAGTGTCCTCGCTTATCTCTATAAGCATTGAGTTCTGAATGTGGTGAGAATGTTTTGGGGTAAAAGGAGATAGAATTTTTCCTTCTTCTAAAATTTCCCAGATTGAGCTTGAAGTTTCCATTTTCTTTTGTTTTAATTGGTTTATGTAATTGATTATGAAGCTAAAGTAACAATTTGTCTCGTAGGAAAAAAATCTTTTGGATAATTTTTTTCCATTCGGACTCTTCCATTCCGTGGAAGGGATAGTTTCTTCCGAACCAGATCTCTGCTGATTTCTCTACCGTATCTCCTGTCATTTGAGATACTCTTTCCCATCCTGCAACTTGTGCTTCTACCTCATGTCTCTGAAGAAAATATTTAGAAGGTGGTAATTCCTTATTTCCCTTACGTGGTAGTCTTCCCTCTAGATACTGATGGTAGTGACAAATTTCATGAGCAATAATTTCATTAAAAGCCCAATTCATCCAATGGAGATTTTTCTCTTTGTCTGGGTTATAGACAATTACTATCTCTATAGAAAGATCTTCCTGGTAAAAATTTCCGTCTATTAGAAAGTCATCTACCTCCTTACTTGGTGCAAAGCTAAGAGTAATTTCGAGATCGTACATTCCCTCGCACTCAAGATAGACAATTCCCTTATTGTGGGTAGCTATAAAAGACATTCCTTTTTTTGCTAGTTCTTCGATATGTGAGGAAAGGTATCTCATTTTGTTTATCTATGAAGCTAAAGTACAAAATCCCCTCGTAGGAAAAAAACCTGTCTCTCGTACGAGGGGGTGCACATACACTATATTACTGAGATAGTGTTTACAGTAAGGGGTTTACTGTAAACTAAAAATGTGATTCATTTATAACTACAGGGAATCCCTCTCTGCCGGATGCCTTGAATAACCATTCTCCCTCCTCAGTGAAAAGATAAGAATATGATTCATTTCAGTTACGAAAAAATTCGCTTACTGAAGTATTGATTTGCTGAGGAATGAAACCTTCCCCACGATCTCTATGATAAGCAACAGTGACCCCAGGTTGAGGAGAAGCGAACGAATGAGGGCCAGTAGGTATAATCTCTTCCATAAGGAAAGATATATCCCCAAGAGAAATTAGGGCTTCTACTTTTTCTCGATCCTGATAATTTTCCATTAGAGTTTTTCCGACTCCAGAAGGGTATCCATCAAAGTGACAGTAAATGCTTTTAATTACTTTGTTACCGGAAGCGTTGGTGGTTTCGATTCCAATTCTAGAAGGTGTTGCCATTTTTTATTTGTTTTAATTGGTTTATGAAATAAAAGTACTAATTCCTCTCGTAGGAAAAAAACCTACAGATTAAAAAATTCTTTAATCTTTTTTATTTCTTTTGGGTTTAATGTGTATGCTCTAAAGTTCCATCTGAAATGTCCTTTTCCTAAAGATCCTCTTTCCCATTCAGAATTCCCTTTCTTGTTTTTATAACGATATTGGGTTTTAACCCCACATTCAACTATCGATTTTAACATTGGCTTAATTGAATCCCCCTTACCAGTAAACATCATATGGGTTATCTTATCAGCCAAAGCACTAAGTCCACTCGAAACACCAGATAGATCTTTTATTCCCCAGGTATCGTGAAGATCAGAAAAATTCCTAACCCTTAAGTGAGAACCGATTTCTCTTACGTCATCGGTTCCCATGTCAGGTAAATTTTTGCTAATGTTATAGGCAATCTCTTTGTATTTGCCCCAATGCGAATCTATATAGTCTAATCCTGAATTTTTCATTCTCCGCTAAATTCATCCTTTGAATCCTCCATAGCTTCAAGAGCTTCTTTTCCTGATAGGAAGTTGAATATGATATGCTCTAGAATTCGATCCGGTGATATTCCCTCCGAATAAAGGGATTCCAGTATCTGAGTTGCTTTTTGTCTGTCTGTCATGGTCTTTGGAATTAAAGTTTAACAATTTCTTCATCTTTAACCTCTATGGAGAATATCTCGAATCCGTCTACGTCTTCTTCATCATACCCACATTCTTCTATTAGGTTTTCTCTTACGAACACCTCGGCTTCCATCCCGGTATCGGATTCGACATGGAAGATTATCGGACCTAACATCCCTGAAAAATTACGGGGGTCTGTAACGATAACACAAAATAGTTTTTTCATTTCATTTGTTTTAATTGGTTTATGAAGCTAAAGTACACAAAAAACCCGTAGGAAAAAAACCTACGGGATAAGATCCTATAAAGAAATCTCAAATCTGTCCTTCATTGCCTGGATTTTATCCTCAGGACACCCATGAACATTTACCCCTCCGTGACGGTTTTCAACTATGATAGTGAATGCGGTATATCCATGACGCGAGGCCATATCTAAGTAAGTATGCATCTCCCATTCCTGAGTAAACGTATTGGATATAACTATTAGAGGTTCTCCCATCTCCATATGGGATTCACACATTGTCTGACACCAATGATGAGCTTCTTTTATCTTAGAAGGAACAAATACATAGTTACTGTTTTCATCTAAGAAAAACATATCAGCTTCGTAATGTACCCCACCCAAAGATCTAGCAAATGTGCTCTTTCCGGAGCCCGGAACTCCTCTTACTAATATTAACCTCTTTTCCATTTCCAAGATTTTTCTAAGTCATTTAAATCAAATTCCACTAACATGTTATCCGCTGCACCGAATATCTGAAGTTGATCCCAGATACCAAAGTCTTTCCAATCTTGGATTTGTTTCTCCCTTTTTGCCTGTCTCATTTCTCCTAGTATATGGAATCTCATATGGGCTCTACATATCTCCGAAACTGTATCTATTGCTGCACCGTTATCCAATATCCAATCCCCTATGGAAGAATCGCTTTCTATAAGTTTTGCTGCTGCTTCATCGTGTCCTGGAGAAGTTGGGAATCCATTTCTAGGGTTTTCCCTTACGCAATCAAATTTGCAGATGTCATGTAGAATCCCTGCCATTATTAAGTTTGGATCCCCTGTAGGAATTAACCTTTCAGTAACAATTTTAATGTGGTGAAATGCAGAAGGCTCGGGATGATAATCAGGACGCTCTCTAAGGAACTTGAGTTGCTCAAGTTTTCTCTTTATCAATCGTGGTGCTCCTTCAATTGCCTTACCAAATTCCATCCTTTAATTTTTGTGGTCCTGCTGATCTAAGGGACCTAATTTTTATTCTTGTAGGCTCACCAGGACTCGAACCTGGAATAGAAGCTTAGAAGGCTACTGTTATATCCCTTTAACTATGAACCTTTTTAATTATAGTGCTAATATACAATTAAATTTCGTAGGAAAACCCCTTATATGAATTTTTTAAGGAATTTTGCTCTCGGACCTCCTCTAAGCTTTCTTAGAGCTGCTTCCCGAATTTGACGAATCCTTTCTTTACCAAGACCTATAGTCTCGGATATTTCCTCCATTGTCTTTTCTTCTCCTCCTAGTCCAAATGACAATTGAATTATCATCTTCTCACGAGGGTCTAATGTTTCTAAAATGGTGGTGACCGCGTCCACTTTCTCGTCGGTATTGAAGTCCTTATCTGTTCTGAAAGTCTCGTCTGAAAGGGTATCTCCCAATGTGAAGTCTTCTTCCCCTATAGGCTCATCTATAGAACTCATAGTGTTTACCGATTTAAGGGATGTCACAACTTTCATTTCGGAAAGTCCGGATTCTTTTACGATCTCCTGGAAAGTGGGATCCCGGTTTTCCCTTACGTTGAAGTCGCTAATGACTTTTCGTATCTTAGCCATATCTCGGATTCGGCTAAGAGGAAGACGAATGGCTTTACCGTTCATGGTTATCGATTCGGCAATGGCTTGTCTAACCCACCAGAGAGCACATGTAATAAATTTGAACCCTCTTTCTCCTTCAAATTTCTGAGCTGCCCGAACGAGACCCAAATTGCCTTCGCTTATAAGATCCTCTAGGGGAAGCCCTTGATTCTGGTACTTCTTAGCTACGGATATAACGAATCGAAGGTTTGCACAGACCAATTCATCCAAAGCTTCCTGTGATCCCTCTTTAATTTTTTCTGAAAGCTCTAATTCTCTTTCTTGGGAAATCATCGGTATAGAAGATACCGCATCTAGATAAGCTTTAAGGGACTGAGTCTCCTTCAGAGTTATCATCTGTGTGATCGTAAATTTTCTGTTCTGTTTCATATTGGGGTGTTTTGTTATAGTGTAAAATTACTAAAAGGTTTCGTAGAAAAAAACCCTAGGGCGAAACTTTTTTAATTTTTTTCGCCCTTAAGACCTTAAATCTTTAGCTTGGAAATGACCTCTGATAGCTCTTGGAGATCAACAGGGTCCATTTCCACCTTTACCGGCTCTCTTTCTTCTTCGTCGATGATTCCTTCAACGTCGACATCTAAAAGATCTTCGTGGTATTCAACATCCCCAGACTGACTAAGAGAATAAAAAAGTTTTGTTCCTATTTGTCCCCTTCGGTTTTTAGTGAACTTCATATGAGGGGTCTGATTGTCTTCTCTTCTAAGCTCAAGCATCCCTGTTGTGTTGTGCTTAAGTTTATTAGACCCTACGAATACTCCTCCTTTTGTTACTTGCTGTATCGCAAGAAAGGTGGTATTTTTACCCGATTCGTTGCCTCCAAGGTTATGGGAAAGCATAAGATCGATCAACCATTTCTCTGCTGCATTACCTGATATATGCAGGGTTTCTTTGACTGTGGATTGTACCTCCGCAAAAGAATCTATAAGAATACAGTCATACCCTTCGGAGAAGACTTTCTCAAGAACCTTTTTAGGATTTGAATCAGCATACTCCCCAAGGAAAAGAATCGGAATGCTACCAAACTTAGGGAATCTCTGAACGTACTGGAAAAGATCGATTCGAGTCATCTCTGCAGATACAAAGAGAACAGAGTGCCCGGACATAGCTAGATCTGAAAGAACATCAAGACCAACCGTGGATTTACCTACACCAGGACCACCGGTAATAATGTAGTTACATGCTTTTGGAATTCCTCCGTCGTTGGAAAAGAACTCATCTATCTCTTTTCCCGTGGTCATATTAACAAATAGATCGGGATCGAAATTCTGGTTTCTCATTTTAACCAATTCTGGTTCTTTTTCGGAGAATCCAGGAATACCCAATTCCTGTCTTTTCTTTTCCGCATTAGCTCTAACTGATGCTGCGATCTTTGCACGAGCCTCGTCGCTCATAGGTTGTCTTACACCTAACAATTCTTTTCTTGCCATTCTTTATTTGTTTTTATTGGTTATAAAGCTAAAGTAATGAATCCCCTCGTAGGAAAAAAACCTAGGAGGGGATATTTTTAGGTTATAAGTAGAATTCTCTTTGTAATCTTTTCGAAGTATTCATAAATCTTCTAATAACTTTCCCCTCTAATTTTCCCTTGAATAACTCTCGAATTTCATTCTCGTCCTTTTTAAGATCATGAAAACCTAGATTCCCCTCAATTTGGGGAGAAAAATTAGAACCTATTTCTTTCACGGAACAAAGAACCAGATTTCCTTTTACTTTTGGAGAGAATGAATTTGGGATTTTTCTAAGACATTGGAATTCTAAATGACCACTTATTTCGGGAGAAAATCCTTCAGGAATTTGGATATCCGGATTCTGGAAACTTAATTGTTTAACTCTGGTTAAAGAGAATTCTTTTGGAACTTTTTCTACATTTGTGTAAATAACTCTTGTCTTCGGGTTAAACCCTTTAGGGAATTCCGCTTTACCAATACTAATTAAATGTCCCGCTTCGGGAGAAAATCCTTCAGGTAAAACCTCCACTTTATCCATGGTAAGGAATGAAGTTACCTTGGGGGAAAATCCTTCTGGAATCTCTGTAATATCCTCTAGAAGTAAAGACCCGTCAATTACCTTTTTTCCTAGAAATTCATCTTCTGTGATTTCGTTTCGATACTCATACCTTAATCTTCCTTCTCTTTCAGCAGGAACCAAGTATCTAACGGTTACCGATTTCATAAATTCTTCTTTCTTCATAATATATGTTTTTAATTGGTTTATGTAATTGATTATGAAGCTAAAGTACAAAATCCCCTCGTAGGAAAAAAACCTGTAGTAAATTTTTTTAAAAAGATTCCAATTGGGAATCCAGAGAGATTATTATAGGAAGTATAGTCTCTAAGCTGGCCTCATCAAAGATAAGAAGGTACAGCATCCAAGCCATGGTATATCCCTCGGAAGAATTTTGAGGGATTTCGTCTAAAAATTGCACAAGAAATTCTGGAGAATATGAATTTTCCATCAGAATAAGAATTCTTCTAACCCCTTCTGATTCTACCCCGGCAACAAGATTTCTAAATCTTCTAAGGTTAGCTAACTCCTCCTCTTCGGTAATTCCCCCTTCAGGCGGAGATATGTTCAGAACTCCTCCTTTAAAAGTGTTCTTTTCTCTATTGCAGAATTGAGTTAGGGAATCATACACCGGAGAGAATTTTTCCATTATCTCTTTGGCTTCCTCTTGTTCCAGAACTCTGGAGAAGAAAAAGGCCACAGCCGATAGTTTACGACTTTTCTCGTTTCCCTGTTGTAAAAACCAACCTATTCCTGTGAATTGGCTCTTTAGGTATTCGGTTACTCCCATAGAAATTATTTTCTCAATGACTCTTTCTGGCGAAGTATGTTTTCTGATATCTCGTTAAAAGTTAGACCCCTACCAGTCACGTCAACAACTCGACTAACCTTCATCCCTGGAGTAAGGTCGATAGGATCACCTGGAATTTCTTTTCCCCTTAAAGCTCTCTTTAGCAAAGTGCGAATTTTCTCTTTCATAACTTTTATATTTGGATTGATTAATAAAACAAATTTAAGGTTTCTTTTCGTAGGAAAAAAACCTACCCGAATATTTCTTTTACCTTCTTTTCGATCAAATTCAGTTGTTTTGGATTATCGAAAGGGTTCATGAACCCTCTAGGGGATTCCATAGTGAAAACACACTTTGTGAAATATGAATCAGGAAAAAATCGACTAGAAGCCTTTTCTAGAATCTCTGAACACTTCTCTTCTGAGGTAAGTAGAACACAGATCCACCCTTCTGGGGTTTCTTTAAGTATTACATAGGGATGATTAAATATGGCGTGCATAAAAACATCACCTCTTTTGAACTTTGTGGGATTTCGGTTTGAACATGTTCCTGGAAGGCATTTTACCCATGCCATGATTTTAGATTTATCCAAGGAAGATCCTAGTCCTTCCAGTTTCTTTATGAGTTCGAATTTATCCATTTGCCTTTTGTTATAAGGTAAATCTACTAAATCCTCCTGTAGGAAAAAAACCTTTTATGAAAATAACTGTGGGTATTCTTCTCCTATTTCCCTTTGGGTCATTCCAAATCTAGAGACTAGCATTCCTTTTATATCGTAGGGATGCCCTTCATATTCAACCAATGGCCATTCTCCCTCCTCTTTTATCGAATAAGATATTCCCATGTATTCTAAAAAATCTTGGAACTCTTTATCCATGTCGGGATCTACTCCCATGAAAGTAAGTCTCTCTATCTTTTCTCTTTTTGGTTCATTAGGAGGTGGTATCATTCTTTTTATATCTCGTCTTGGCTTAAAGATTTCACCCTTGCTCTCAAAAGAGCTGCTGCCTCTTTCCTTCTTAAAGAATCTAATATTGTTATGGCAAGATCATCTGCTTCGTCCTCATGGTCTTGATTTCTTTCCCCGCTGTGACCTAGCCTTTCGTGAGCTATCTCATGTGCTTCTATGGCAAGAAGGTGGTTGTCCGTTAGTCCTTCCTTCTGAACCCTTTCCCCGTCTATGACGATAACCCCTTCCCCAGGCATAAGAGCTCCTATGGAGTTGTCCAGGGATTCCAGGCTTCTTCTTACGATAGGGTAAGCCATAGATTCTTTGTAGATGACAAGGACTTTAAACCCTGGATCTATCCTAGACCCAAAAGATATGATTCCCTCGCCTTTCATTTTTTCTTATATGTAAGGTAAGAAATTATAACCAGAGAGATTAAAGCTGCCGGTACTATAAAAGCAATGATGATTTCTAGATTCATAATATTTAGTATTTTTGGTTAAAGTAAATATAAGAATCCCTCTCGTAGGAAAAAAACCTACTCCTTCTTATTTCCAGATCCCCCCGAGAGAATACTCAGTAATATGAGGGCACCGAACCAAGTCTCCAGGCTGTACTCTATCCCAAGACCAAGGAGCCTTAAAGAAAATATGAATACGAATGGCATAGCTATAACTATACCGATTCCTAACACCACAAGTAGCAGAGTTAGAAGTATATTACTCTTATTTTTAAAAAAGAGGTTTAAGATTTTTCCCATAATATTGATTGTTCTGTTTCTATTTTATTTGGAAGGGCTTTCCCTTCCTTTTCACACCTTTCTAAAATCTTCCGGCAAAAAGATTCCGGAAACTTTACTTTGTCGTAAACCCTAGTCTCTCCGGGATAGTGAATCCAAACGGAACACCCTCCAGGTTTAAGGCTCAAATGGTTTTTTCTATATTCGTCTCCTACTTTGAACATTCTAACCTTTTTAAAAAGTAAAATTTCATATCCCTTTTATATTATATTAGGGTAAATGTAATAAGTTTCCCCGTAGGAAAAAACCCTACACTTTATATTTTCCAAGGACAACCCTTTGAAAATCCTCAGGTCTAACATCATCGTGAAAGAGAGAATTTGGATTGCTCGCTCTTGCCACACATTTATAACATGTGAGACGATCAGTCTTGGAATCCACAAGAGAAGAGTTCTTATTGCAGACGTGGCACACTAGCACCTTCATCGACTCGGGCTTATAAGCTTTTCTTTTCATTGTCCTAGGAATTTTTTAACCTCTTCTATTCTAGGGTCCAATTTGGCATCTGGAATTTTAGACTCCATAAACTTCCTCAGGGTTTCGCATTTTTCATATTCCTCCTGAAGTATAAAAAGAGCGGACATTCGATTCAATGCATTTACCAAATTTTCTTTCTTTGTTGCGGAGTTGTCCTCGTTCACAATATTATTAGGATCCAATTTGATAGCTTCGTAAGCTTCATTACAGTTCTTAATAAATTCTTTTCTTGCTTTAGCTTCTTTTTCCATTTCCATCTCTTTAATAATTGCGTCTTCATCTAAGAAGTCATCATCTTCGTCGTCGTCAAAATAGTTTCTCATATCTCTAAAAGGTGACAGGTTTTAGACCATCCGTTTTCTTTGATGTCCCTAAACAAAGTACCTCCTTCGCAGATTATTTCCAATTCTCCTTCGAAGTCGGTGGATGTGTCTTTTCTAATCTTTTCTCTAACAATAGCTCCACCCGCCATAGACACTTTATTATGTATCTCATAGTGCGAGGCCTTCTTGTCTGTGGTACAAATAAATCTAGTGGCTCCCATTTGTTGTTTGTTTTGACAAATATGGGATCATTTCCCGTAGGAAAAAATTAGGTGTTCCTTAACCCCTTTAAATACCCTTTAAATGTTTTCTTTTCGGCCGCACTCATTCCGGCATGAAAAGACTTAAATTCTCCGCCTTTGGCCAAAAATTCTTTTACCAATTCCTCTTGTCCTCTTTCTTTTCTGTTCTCGTTCATTTCGATTAGATTTAATGGTTAATAATTATAAGGCAAATCTACTAATTCCCCCTGTAGGAAAAAAACCCACACAAAAACTTTTTACCAGAAAGGTCCTATATAATAACGGGTACGTACGGGAGGGCTAATCCTCTTTGTCCTCAACGAGAACAAGTCTTGCAGAATCTCCTCCAAAGACTTCGATCCCTTTTGATATGTACACGGTCTCGGTAAAGATCTCCCCGAAGGCCTCGCTCCAGATTCTATCCCTTGCCCAGACTCGTGAAGGCTGGATCTTCCCCAGAAGAGAATTTATGTACTTCCCTTCTTTTACGAAGGGTAACCTAAGTCCCGCAGCCTTAAGGGTGTCCTCACTAGGAAGTCCCTCTCTCATCAAATTACCATTTGGACGAATCCATTCCGGATCTACCCCAAGGGCTAGAAGTCTAGTCTTCTCTTCTACTCTATTTTCTATGTAAACCTTCATTCTCTTTCTCGTAGGCCCGCCCAGACACTATCTTACTACTATAGTGTTTTCCGAGAGCCCCTTTAGGTCCCTGGTCTCCAATGACCCCGAAGTCATCTATAGGTCTAGTCTCCCCGTAGACCTCTATTGGGATCTACGGGAAGGCTAGTTCCTGAGCCATGGTACAAATGTAAGGCCTTTTCTCGTAGGAAAAAAACCCTCTCGCGGGAGGACCGCCCATACAATATCTTAGTAATATAGTGTCTTTTCAGACACGGTAAACGAGTCTCTTTTCAGACCCGGTAAACGAGTCTCTTTTCAGACACGGTAAACGAGTCTCTTTCTTATATGTATTTAAAGGTGGCTGTGAGAAGGTCCCCGTAGTTGTATTCCATCTATATTATGGAAGTATATAGTACCGCTTTTGATAAGAACAGATCTGACCTCTTTTCCAAATTTTGTTCCTCTGGGTATTCTGGTTATCCCTTCAGCGAATATAGCTCCGCCGTTATCAAAAACCACCCCTTCTGGCAATTGGGCCACCTCTCCTAGGTTAAGGGATCCGACATTCCTGAATGTGACATTGGGTGGAAGGGAGGTGATCCTGTAATCCCCCAGATTAATATAATATTCGTCACCACTGCCAACCACAATCCTTTCCCCTTCCTCGGAGTACGAGATTCCCCCTCCTTCCAGTGCTCTTATGAATTGTTCTCCGCTCATCTAACTATATATCTCCAAGATTTTTTTCCTACGAGAAAAAGTCGTATATTTGACTCATGAACAAAGAACTAGATCTACTAATCCAAATAGAGGGACTGACCGGTGCAGGATCCCAGAAGGTCAAACAAGATCTCATCAGGGACAACATGTCGCCAGAGCTGGAGACGATCATCAGGATTTCATTTGACCCATTCCTCACCACAAAGCTACACAAGCTTGAGGTGCTACCCGAGTCTTCAAATGATCTTCCGACAGAACCATTTCCTACTCTAAAGGGACTCTCAGAGAGACTCTTCGCAGCCCCGGCAGCCAACGACTCTCTACGTAAAGAGGCACATGATCTAGTCAACCGATCTCCACTCTCACTAGAGCAGAGAAAGATGCTAGCAAAAATTCTCACCAAGCGTGTCAACATAGGTATAGGAGCCAAGCTCATCAATAAAGCTCTGGGCTCGGCTCTAGTACCAGATCCGTCTCTAATGCTCGCAGAAGACGACGAGTCACAGATAGCAAAGTGGCCAAGGATAGTCATAGAGGAGAAGTACGACGGAGTAAGGGTAATCGCCATAGTTAAAGGAGATGACGTGACCTACTTCACCCGTGCCTTCAATGAGCTTCCCGCAAGGTGCCTACAGAAGATCACGGAAGAGATAAAGTCTCTCTTAGAAGGAATAGAGATGCCAGAGGGAATCTTCTTCGATGGAGAACTCACGGACTCCAACCGCAAATCTGTCTCAGGGAAGGTCACACAGATGCTTAAAGGGAATCCACAAGACTCCATAGGTGATGACATGCTCTACAACATATTCGATGTGGAAGAGATCTCCACACTAGAGAAGGGAAAGGGCACAAACCCTTTCTCGAGAAGAAGGGAACTACTAGAGACCATGTTCAAGTCCAAGAAATTAACCCACATAGTAGAGAAATACGTAGACCAAAAGGAGGTCTACCCATTCACCTCATTAGTCCTCGCAGCCTCCATCACAACAGACGACCACTCTCTCATACACAAGACCTACAAAGAGCTTGTAGACATAGGAGGAGAAGGTGTCATAGTGAAATCACCAGATCACCTATATGAGTGCAAGAGAAGCAAGTCATGGATCAAGATCAAAGAGGTCAACGACTGTGATCTCATAATCAAGGGCCACTACCCAGGAGAGGGAAAGAGAGAGGGATTCATAGGCGGTCTCATCTGCGAAGACTCCTCAGGGGAGGTCAAAGTAAAGGTCGGATCAGGGTTCACCGAAGAGGATCTGAAGGTCCTGAGTGGGAACCCAGATGGGCTGATCGGAAAGGTGGCAGCTGTCCAGTACAATGTCGTAATCAACGACAAGTCTGGAGGTTGGTCTTTATTTCTACCGAGATTCGTAGAGGTAAGGGAAGACAAGGTCGAGGCTGACGACATGAGGGGACTGCTAAAATAAACGGGGCGAGGGGACGAGGCGAGAGACCGGAGAAGCCTCGGAAACAAGGTCACGCAAGGGAAATCTTTATTGGGTGATGGATTCTGGGAAAATTTACCACGGAATCCCACTAATTACCAGAAATTACCACGGAATCCCAGAAATCCCCACAGGGGAAGAAACCCTAGGTGATTTCGGGGCATCGGGGAAATCCTTTTTAACCCTGGGTGGTTTTAGGGGCTGGTCCTAGAGAGGACTTGCCAAGGGGTCCTCACAATTAGATTTACTATTGGGTTTACTATTGGGTTCCTCTTAGATTTACTATTGGGTTTCTTCGGTCTCAACAATTAGGTTTAGTCGAGTCTGGTCTCTCTAATCTGGTCCTTTCATCTCCCGGTTTACCTTAGAATTTGATTTGGGTATTCCCTTTAGAAACCTTGTTTACGTGGATCTATTTTTAGAAGAAAACACATATGGAAAGAGAAGAGTTTAAGAGAATGTTGAAAGAGAAGGGTTACCCTTGTGAGGAATCGGAAGGAAGACTCATAGTAGGTAGGACGTGGAATAATATAGACCTTTCTTGGGTGAAGTCAATTCCTTCTGGGATTGTATTTAGTAACAACTTCACTGTTAACCTGGACTCTCTGGAAGCCATTCCTTCTGGTGTGGAGTTCAAGAACACATTGGGTGTCTATCTGGCTTCGCTAAGAAGAATTGACCCTTCTGTGAGATTCTTTAATCTTAGCTCAGTCATATCCCCTATACTGGGTGGAACTATAGAAGGTTCTATCATTTGGTCTTTTTCTTTTAGTGTTCCTGGTATAGAGAATTATAGGGTACTTAATAACATGATCTCTATGGGTTTATTTTGGAGAAGCTAATCTATGGAAAGAGAAGAGTTTAAAAGAATCTTGGAGGAGAAGGGTTACCCTTATGAAGAGACACTAACGAGAATAATGGTAGGTAAACATAGAAATTCTATAGATCTATCTGAGTTAAAGTCTATCCCTTCTAACGTCGTATTTAGGAATATGGGATCCCTTAGTCTAGACTCTATAGAAGCCATTCCTTCTGGTGTTGTGTTTATGAATGGACTATATGTCTACTTTAACTCTCTAAGAAGAATTCACCCTTCTGTGAGATTTCTTAACGAGGGTGAAAGAATCTATACCTGTACTAAAACTGTAGGGGCTGTTACTATTTGGTCTTTTTCTTTTGGTGTTCCTGGTATAAGCGATTATAGGGTACTTAATAAGATGATCTCTATGGGTTTATTTTGGAGAAGCTAATCTATCTATAAGAAATCTTATTAGAGTTCAGTAGACGTGTTCTATGACGGTATTACATGAATCTGGGGAAGAGAAATGAGATGGGACGCCGCGGGGGGTCTGGGTTAGGGTTCGAAAGGACCCGTTTTGGTTTGGATATATAGGGTATATGACAAGAGAAGAGTTTATAAAGGTGTTGGATGGGAGGTATTCCTATGAGATTCAGGGGAATAATGTGGTTGTTTATGGAAAGTATACCACTAATTTGGATTCCCTCACTTCTCTTCCTCCGGGGGTGAAGTTCAAGAGCGAAGCGGATGTCTGGCTGGAATCTCTCACGAGTTTACCCACCGGGATATCGTTTGAGAACAAAGGGAATGTGTATTTGCGTGATCTCACTTCCATTTCCCCTATGTTTACTTTCGGGAATAAAAGGGATGTCCATTTGGGTTCTCTAACAGGAGGATGGTTTTCCGAATGGAATGGAAATATAAAAGGGATAGAGAGTAAGTGGTTACTAAACAAGATGATTAAAGACGGGGTATTTGAAAGATGACTAGAGAAGCGTTTATAAAGGAATTAAAGGAGAGAGGTTACTCCTATGATATAGAGAGGGATAAGATAGTGGTGACCTATGGAGGGAATGTCCATTTTCATGATCTCACTTCTCTTCCGGCTGGTGTTGTGTTTAGGAACAAAGGGCATGTCCATTTGGATTCCCTTCCTTCTTTTCCTCCTGATGTCACTTTCGAGAACGAAGGTCATATTCTTTTAAATTCCCTCTCTTCTATTTCTCCTGGCATTGTGTTTGAGAATAAAAGGGATGTCTTTTTGGGATCTTTAATAGGCGAATGGTCTGACGATTGGGCGGGTAATATAAGAGATATAGACAGTAATAGGTTACTGAACAAGATGATTTCATTGGGGTTATTTGAAAAGAGAAGATGACAAGAGAAAAGTTTATAAAGTTGTTAGACGAAATGGGATATTCCTATAAGATAGAAGGGAATAAGATAGTTGTTACTCATAAAGGAACTGTCCATTTGAATTCTCTCACTTCTCTTCCTCCTGGGGTGGAGTTTAGAAATAGAGGGGATGTCTATTTGAGCCGTCTCACTTCTCTTCCCCCCGGAGTGGAGTTTAGAAATAGAGGGGATGTCTATTTGAGCCGTCTCACTTCTCTTCCCCCCGGAGTGGAGTTTAGAAATAGAGGGGATGTCTATTTGCCATCTCTCACTTCCATCTCTTCTGATGTGAAGTTTAATAATGAAGGGTATGTCAATTTGGATTCCCTCACTTCTATTCCTTCTGGGGTGGAGTTTAGAAATGGAGAGAGTGTCTATTTGAGCCGTCTCGCTTCTCTTCCTCCTGGGGTGGAGTTTAATAATAAAAAGAATGTCTTTTTGGTATCTCTAACAGGAGATTGGTTTTCTGAATGGAAAGGTAATATAGGGGAGATAGACAGTAATAGGTTACTAAATAAAATGATTAAAGACGGGTTATTTGAAAGATGATCATAAATGGGCTTTTAGCCTTATTTTTTCGCATAGACCTTTTCTTGGTCTTAGACGTTCTCCTTAGAATTGGATTTTTTTGAAACGGGATTGACCTTATATTTGAGGGACCTTAATGAATAAGAATGGGGGAAGAAGACTTCAATAGACATATGGAGCAGGAAGACTTTAAGAGAGTTCTTACTAGGAGAAGAATCCCTTATAGAGTAGAGGGAAAGAGACTTATAGTGGGCAGGTGGCGGAGTGATATGGATCTTTCCGGGGTGAAGACAATTCCTTCTGAGACTGTGTTTAATAATATGGGAAGTATCAATCTTCCCGATATAGAAGAGATCCCTTCTGGAGTTGAGCTTAGGACTTCATTTGTCCATTTGTATGCTCTAAAAAGAATTCACCCTTCTGTGAGATTCACTGATTCGACCTCGGTGATCTCTCCCCTATTGGGAACTGGGGATTTCCCCTTTCGGGTTCCTGGCATAGAAGATTTTAGGGTACTTAATAAGATGATATCATTGGGGTTATTTTGGAGAAGGCAAAGAGGATGACAATAGAAGAGTTTAAAAGTGCATTAGACCAAAAAGGAATCTTCTACGAGATGGAGGAAGAAAGGCTAGTGATAGAGTGTTATTCGGATTTAAAGCTAAACCGAATAAAGACCATTCCCCCTGGAGTTATATTCAGATATTGGCTCAGCGGGGTTTACCCAGCGGTTTACCTTAATGACCTAGAAGAAATTCCTCCAGGGGTCGAATTTATGGGAGGACGGATTTACCTGAATTCATTAAGAAGAATAGACCCTTCAGTAAAGATTGGAAGTAATTGTGTGATGGTTTGTCCTATGTTAGGGGAAGAAACTATTAACGATGTGCCGGTGATTTATCATTTCCTATTTGCTATTGACGGCATAGAGGATTGGAGGATTTTGAATAAGATGATCTCTGTAGGTTTATTTAATATAAGATAAAGTATGGAAATAGAAGATTTTAAGAGAACCCTAACGGAGAAAGGGTACATGTGTGAAGAGAAGGAGGGTAAGATCATAGTGAATAGAACAAATCTGAACGAGATAAACATAACGCTCGACCTATCCGATTTAAAGACAATTCCTCCGAATGTCATATTCAGAAATGTGGGTAATGTCAATCTCTCGTCCATAGTGGAGATTCCCCAAGGCGTGGAGTTCGAGAATCATTCGTTTGTATACCTGACTTCGCTAAGAAAAATCGATCCCTCTGTGAGATTCTCAGGGTCTTGTTCTATCGTTTCCCGTCTTCTAGGAGCAGAGATTTGTGAGGATGGATCTTTTAAAAACGGGTTTAAGTTCTTTACGTTTGGGATTAAGGGAATAAATGATGTGAGGATAGTTAATATGATGGTGGGATTGGGACTATTTGAAAGGAGGGTTTATGGGTGAAGAAAGACGAAAGTTTATAGCATTGTTGGAATCTCTTGGGTGTTACTGTAGAGTAGAAGACGGAAAGACTATCGTCTATGTTCCTGAAGGGAGTAAAACCTATTCTATAATTCTTAACAGTGTTAATTCTATTCCGCCCGATTTCGTCTTTAGTGTCCCAGGAGATGTGTGGATGGATGTGGACGCGATTCCTCAAGGGGTGGAATTTAGAAACGGGGGAAATGTGATTCTGGCTTCGACTAGGAGAATACATTCCTCTGTGAGGATTTTGAATGAAGGAGAATTTGTTATAAGGCCATTCCAATCAGAGGGAAACCTTTTAGGGGAAGGGGAATTCAAGTTCAAGGCGGAGGGAATTTCGAATAGAAGAATTCTTAGGAAGATGATCGAAATAGGACTATTTGAAAGAAGTGTGAACGAGTAAGGAAGGAAAATCGTTTATGAAGGAGTTGGAAACCCTTCCGATCAATGTGACCTATGGACAAAGGGGGGAAAAGATCACAGTGGGAAGAGGAAGAAAGGAACCGTTTTGGTTTGGATATATAAAGTAGATGACAAGAGAAGCTTTTACAAGGGAATTGAATAAGAATAACTATTCTTATAAGATTCAGGCGGGAAGGATTGTGGTTACTCAAGATGGATCCGTCTGGCTGAGCTATCTTAGGGATTTGCCTTCCGGGGTGGAGTTCAGGAATGGAGCTAATCTCAATTTGGAGGGATTGAAGGTCTTGCCTTCTGAAACGAAATTTAATAATAAAAGGTATATTTGGTTGTCGTCTCTAGCCAGTTTGCCCTCTAAAATTGTTTTTATGGAGGGTCAAAATCACGACGTTCATCTCGGATCCTTCACTGGAGGATGGTTTTCCGAATGGAATGGAAATATAGAAGGAATAGACAGTAATAGATTACTGAATAAGATGATTAAAGACGGACTATTTGAAAGATGACAAGAGAAGAATTTATAAAGATATTAGAAGAGAATAAATACACCTATGCCATTCAAGGGAATAAGGTGGTTGTTACTTCTGAAAACGATATACATTTTGGAAAACTCGAGAGCTTGCCTCCTGGAATACTATTCGAGAATAAAGGAGGTGTCTATTTGACCTCACTCGAGAGTTTACCTTTCGACGTCGTGTTCAGTAATAAAGGGATCGTCTGGTTGGAATCCCTCGAGAATTTACCTTCCGGGGCGGTGTTCAATAATGAGGGAGAGGTTTATTTTGGCTCACTAACCGATTTACCCTCCGACGTTAGATTTAATAACGGGGGAAATATCTATTTGAAATCATTTAAGAGCTTGACTTCATCCGCTGGATTCAATAATGGAGGACATATCTATTTGAATTCTCTTACAAGTTTTTCCCGTGAAGTTGAGTTTAATAACGTAGGAGATGTCTATTTGGAATCCCTAACAGGGGATTGGTTTTCTGATTGGAAAGGAAATATAGAAGGTATAGATTCTAAGAGACTACTGAACAAGATGATTAAAGATGGGGTATTTGAAAGATAACCCATTCCGATTTTAAATATATAAATTATGAGAGTAAATAATTTTAATGATTTCCTACTAGAGAAAGAAATCAAATCCAAAATCATAAAATTCTTGCACGATGGGTGTAAGATGGTAAGGGTAGATGATGCTATTAATGAAGGATCTGTAGATAGAGCAGATTACGAGCTGGATAGACTTATTAATAAAGCCAAAGCCGAAGGAAATGGAACACCGATCATAAAAGAATTTATTCCCGAAGTTAAAGCACTAGTGAAAAAATTTGCAGATTCTGGACAATCTGGAGGATCTGCTCCTTTTACGACTTCGGTAATAGTTAAGGTGATAGAAAAACTTCTGAAGCAAGAACCACTTGGTGGCATAGACGGAACAGATGATGAGTGGGTCAGTCTCTCAGATATGGGAGATAACGAATCCTATCAAAACAGCCGTCTAAGCTCGGTTTTTAAGAACGGTAAAGACGGAAAACCTTATTATCTAGACGCTATCGTTTTTAAGGTTAAAGACAAAGATTACACTTTCACCTCAGGTTCAGTTGATCTTCCGGATCTTGCAGGAGACGGAAAAGGGGGAAAAATCGGATCTGCACAGTACATTAAAAGCTTCCCTTTTGAACCGAAAACTTTTATCATCGAAGTTGACGAGAAAGAGTACAGAAAGAACGAGGATGGAAGTTTAACCCCAGAAGATGGTGGAGGATGGTGGGAATCTTGGGTAAAAGATCCGAGCCAATTGGATGAAGTCTGGGAATATTACGATAGAAAATAGATGAAACACATTACCCTTTTCGAGGCTTACACTAAGAAGACCACTTGTGAGAAGTGCGATCATTCCTGGAAGATAGAGAAAGAGGACAAGCACCCTTATCTATGTCACGCATGCGGATATGATTCTAAAGAAGGAAAATTTAATCCCAAAGAACTTGAAAGATTTTGGAAAAACTACGAGGTAAATGACTAGAGAAGAGTTTATAGAGACATTAAAAATAGAAAAGTGAAAAATATAATCTCTTACGAAAAATTCATAAACGAGAAAAAAAACCCTTGCTGGCCTGGATATAAACAGATAGGTACAAAAAAGAAAAAAGGAAGAATTGTTCCTAACTGTGTAAAGGAATGATTTTAAATATTTCTAAATAGAAATAATAGATCTAAGCTACATCTAAATTAGAATAAGAATTCTCTCCTTCACCTTCCCTTTTAGCATATTCTTTAGGAAATTCCTCTTTTGGAGGAAGATCTGCATATTTAGGAACGAAATACCTATGGAAATTTAACATACCATTAGTCCATCCAGTAATATAGGTATCTGCGTTTTTATAGGATTCATAAAGTTTTATTTGTTCCAATAGCATAAGCTCTGTTACAAATTTTTCGCCTACTTTTTCTATAGCATCATTTAAACTTGAATATCCATATTCTTTTAATTTTTTTAGTGTGTTTTCTATTGTTTTTTGCCCGTGAGATATTGAAGCCCACATTGCAGTTCCTATGCAGTGATTCACTAAAGGGCTTGTAGTTTCTAGACCTTTATCTTTTACATTTTTATCATAGAATGTTAGCTCATAAACTTTTCTAGCATTATCATCGGTCATCTCGAAGAATCCTTTTGCAACCTCCAATGGACTTGTTATCCCTAGAAGAGCTGCGGTAGATTTCCAAGTTGGCCATATGGTTCCCCTAGATGTGTGCCATCTATTAGATTTACTTGTTCCTGTGATAGAGCTAACGCTATCTTTTAAATGCGGATTGATTGCCAATTTATATTCTTTTCCTTCGAAATTCAGTGTTCCTGTTTTTGTGTCAAACTCATAAGGACATGGATCTTTAGCTGGACCGGTATCCCTAGTGTCGTCAGATAATCCTCCCTCTTTTTTACTATTGAAGATGTACATATCTTTAATGATATCCCCAGTGAGTTTTAATTTGTAGTCCAAAGCTCCTTCTTCTTTCCACTGTTTATCATAATAAGGAAGAGTTAATCCTGTATCTATATAAGGCTTTAATTCCGGTTTTTTAGCCTTTAGTGATTTTTCTTTTAGATCCAATATATTCTTGGCTAGTTTTTGATCATATAACTTACCCGAATCTATTAGAGCTTCTTTAAATATGAGAATATCGTTGGGGTTCGAAAGATCTATTCTATTTATACCACTTAAACTATTAAGAGCTTTTTGGGTTTCCCCGTTAAAATAGCAGGTAATACCATTTTTAAGAGGTCCAGATTTAGATTTAAGAAACCCTAATTCTTTAAGTATAGCTTGGAGGTGAGAATTTCCTTTTATATTTATTATATTTTTCCCTAAAACCGTTTTTCCTGCGGATTCGATAAGAGGATTTAAGATTGAATCTGCCAATTCATTATCTTCTTTATTTAATTTATCTAATGCGTCAGAAAGAATCTTTTTTCCTAATTCGGTTCCAGCCGAAATTGTTTCCTTTTTCAATTCTTTTTCTAGATCCGAATCTCCCTTCATTTTCAGCAGTTCTTCTTCGGGTATTTCAAAAATTTTACCTTTCGGATTTGTTTCTCCGGATATTTTAACGAATTGATCTTTAGATTGGTCGTAATAATATTTTCCCACTGAAGAAGAATTTTTATAATCCTCCGATTTATCAGGTTCTTCTTCTTTATCTTTATCCTCAAATATAGGAAAATAATTTTTTACGAAATCCTGAAAATTTTCAAATACTGGCCTCATCTAATTGTTTTATTTATATATCTTTACTAAAAAATTCTATACCCCTAATACCTGGGTTAATAAAAGGTCTTTAAATGTTTCTGCCCCTGTTTTTTCTATATCTCCCCTCATCATAGAAAACACTTGGGATCCTACAAATTCATTGCTTCTTAGATCCTTTTCATAAAAGTCTACAAATTCGGAAAATCCAAGATCTCTCATTGAAGATATAGCAAAATCGTTAGCTTCTTTTTCTACCCTTTGGTAAAGGTTAGAAAATTCTCTCACATCTCCTTTTTTTGCGTAATTGAAATATGCATCCATTTCACCCCTTTTCTCTTGATCGCAATGGAAAGATTCATGGATAGCTATGAATAATTTAAAATCTGGTAAATGTCTAGCCTTTTTATTTATTGCAACTTTATTTTCTCCTATGTAAACCCCGATTATAGAATCTTGGGAATTAAATTCAAAATAGTGTATAGAAATTTCTTTCCTATTAAGACCCCACCATTCACAAACCCCTGGTATAAATTCTTCTTTAATTCCTATTTCTATTAGAAAATCTTCTATGGATAAAAGCCCTGGTATTACCATATTTTATATATCATATTTTTTATCTACGGGATTTTACCTATATTTATAAAAATAATAAAATAGAATAATGAATAAAATAAAAATTGCTTTTGATCCTAAAACGGGTCTTTACATGGGGAATAACCCGGATCTAAGATCACATTCAACCCGAAAAATTTTGGTTGACGGAGAAGAGATTCAAAATCCATTTGGAACTTCAACCGTAGTACTTAAAGGAAAACCTAGTAAAATAGAATCTATCACAACAGGAAGAAATTTCATCGGGTGGGAGGATCTGAAAACAGGAACAAGTATCTCGATAGAAGAATACGATTCTTTAAAAAAAGAGATGACCCAAAACGGGGTACAAGATGAAGATACCTACGAATGGGAATTTGAAGAGATAGAAGATCAAGTAAAATTCCTAAGGTTCGATAAGACTTGGACCCGTAAATACACAGAAGAACCGATAGTAGTAGAATTGGAGATAGAAATTATAGAGCATCCAGTAAGTGAAATCCCAGAAATAATTGGATCTTTTAGTACAGGTGGAAATTCTATATTTGATACTATTTGTGAATATCGTTTAAATTCTGCTCATCTTTTTAGAAAAAGATGCGAGCACTTTGGGATAGTAAAAGCCAAAACCGAAAATGAAAAAGGAAATGTTTACTGGCTAGAAGATAGGTATAAAGATTTTAGATTTTCTAAACTAGGGGGAAATTATTGTTCGAGCGACGAATTAAATAGATCTGTTAGAACTACTGCAAGAGGAACATACGAAGAACTAAAAAAACTTCACGAATCTAATGTGGAAAAAATAGATAACATCATCAAAGATTGGATTTCTAAACAAGATAAAACAAAAATAGATCCCATAACTTTAGGAAAAGAAATTTCATTTCTGTCCTCATTGATGGAAAGAGTTAGGAAGATGGAAGTAAAAAAGGTGGATTATCCTTCTCAGAGATCTATAGTGGCTTCTATATCTTCTCGTCTGGAAGATCTTAAAGGAAGTTTAAATTGAAAAACAGAATATAAATATTATGGAAAAACTTATTAAAAAATACGGAAGGCATTTTCTATACACATTGTCAGTTTCCGTTTTTTTGACTTCTTGTGCAGAAGATAAACACAAGTTAGATGGACAAATAATTAAGGTAAGAGGTGAATATTTTAGGCTAGAAAATAGAATGGGTAATGCATATATTCTTGAACCTGTAAAAATTGATAGCACTGCTGTTATTTTAAATGACAACTAACGTTATGCGGTTTTGTCTTGTTGCCAATAAAATAAGACCTAATCTTTAAATTAAACACTAAAAATGGAAAGAACAAAACAAACTGAAAATTTAACCCAATGTGGCAATAAGTCAAAACCACTGTTAGTGGCAGTTAAATCTGCTTGTTATCAGTATAAAAGTGATTTAAAATATGTAAAAAACGTGTCTAAAATATGGTACGGAAAACCATATAGAGGTTTAATTACTAAAATATCAATAGCGTGGCACAATTTCTATTGGCACGTTCTTAAAAGGTAATTACTTTAAAAAACTTTAAAAAATTAAACTTTAAAATATAGTTAATGAAAAAGAATATTATTGTTAAAGAAATTTCTACTTATATTGAATCAGAGCAAATTGAGATAGTTTATATTACCTTACCCCAAAGAACAGAGATTTCCGCCTCTCTGCGGCATAAAGATATATCCAAAGCGTTTGTCTTTAATTTTAATAGCAAACTATTAAAATACCACCCACAAGAAACTAAAAAAACAATTCATTTTAATTATGGGGTTGGGATAGCTAAAACAGAATGGATGTATACAGACAAAATATCCGGCGTAGAAGATTTTAGTAAAAAAAGAGAGAGGAGTGATATGAAAATTGATATTGCATTTCCAAAAGTAGTTAAAGATATAAGTATCGAAACATTTAATGATAATTAATTACGCATAACGTCCGACGATAAACAATCTTTTTAATGTTGTTTATCATTTGTTAGGTTTAGTTAAATTATTGTTTTACAATTAAAAATATAAATATGGACAATATTAAATTAACATCAGTAATTCCACAGGAACAAAACACTATCTTTTTTATGCAAGATAATGGCGCAAGAGAAATTCTAAAACTTTGTGAAAACGGAGATATTTTCGTAAAAGGTAAACTTGCAGAAAATGACAAAGAAGTTGTGAATGCTTTAAGAGAATTTCTCAAAGGACAGGGTTTCCTAAAATAGCCTATAACGTTTTGCAGGTAGGCGATAGTGCCGCTTACCACAAATTTTAAATCGAAGCACTCAGGCTCATAGCGGCATTTTGCCTACCTGCTGTTAGGTGTCTGTAAAAAATAAATTTAGCGCGGGCGAATTAAACAAATTACAAAATGCAAAAAGCTATTAAAGTATTACAAGACAAAATCAATGAGTGTGAAAACATGAAAACTTGGTTTGAAACTGAGTTATTAAAACACCAACACGCAACTGCCGACCAAACAGAAGTCCAAAGACTTAAAATTGGGCAACAAGAAGCTGTTGATATAAGCAAAGAGTGTTTTGATGCTATTGATATGTTAACCAAGTAGGATGTTGATTGTGTTGGGTGCGTGGGAAATTTATTTTTTATTGCACCTAACGTAAAAATATAAAAACAGTAACGGAATGAAAGAATTAGAGATAAAAATACTTGAAGAAGTAACCAATGGAACACTTGACACAAATGACATACTACGTAAGTTATTGTTTTTATATGGTGTTACCGAACGTTATTTTTATCATTACTCATACATTTCACCAAATGGAAATGGTAACATAAATACTAATGAGTTGATAGAATGTACCAAAGATTTTTATGATAAAATAAAATCTGATAAAAGAGATACTGACTTACATAAACCAGTAAAATATATGAGTGATGATATACCAACAGATAAGAAATTACGTAAGATTTTATATGTTCGGTAACGGAAAATAATAAAAGCAGTGCGAATTTTAAAAATAAATATAATATGGAAGAATTAGTAAATTGTCCTCTTTGTGGGAGGGAGGAAGAATACGGACAAATGTACGAATATAGAGGTGCATTAGCTTGTTGTGATTGCATTGAAGAAGCAAGGGAAAAAAGAGATGCTGAACGTGCTGAAATAATCGAAGAGCAAAAACATAAAATAGACAGATTTAAAGGAATTGATTTAAGTGATAGCACAATTGGAAAAGCTAACCGCCAAATATTGAAAGCGGATATTGAGGTGGCAAAAAAAGAGGGAAAACGATTGCGTGATTACGAAGATAGGAGCTAAGCATTGCTTTTATACCATGTTAGCAAATCGTTTTAATGTTTGCTAACGGTTTGCGTATATACGAGGTACGCCTTAACGAAATTTCAAATTATAAACAAATGCTTGTAGGTGTATCTTGTATATACGCTGTTATAAGCTGTAAAAATTACGGAATATGAACAAAGAACTTTTAAAATCAATATGGACGTTAATTGGAATAGTGATATGGCTATTACTATTTACAAAAACATTTTATGAATGGACACAAGGTAAGCAACCAGATAACTTTACTATAATGGTGATATTGTTAATAGCCATATCGCTTGAAAGTAAATTTAATAGCAGAAAGCAGTAATTTTTATTGCTTATAACTATATTATATAATAACCTTTTTATAGGTGTTTAATCGCCAATACTTTAATTGATGAAAAATCAAAAAATTATAAAGATTTGTGAAGAAAAGTTTATATATTTAAATTATTCCCCGAGAACTAGAGATAATTATATGTCTCATATTAAATCCTTTTTGGAAAGTTTAGGAGACAAACAAATCATCCATTGTAATTCAAATGATTTTCAATCGTATTTAGATAGTTATAAGTTTACATCAGTCTCTCAACAAAATCAAATTATTAATTCTATTAGATTTCTTTATAAAGAAGTTTTAGGTAAAAAATACGATAAAGTAAGTTTTAAAAGACCTAGAAAAGAAAAGAAACTACCAAAAGTGATAGATGGAGAGTTTATAAAATCTAAATTGTCTAAAATCGAGAACTTAAAGCACAGAGCAATTTTAACATTAACTTACTCGATAGGATTAAGGGTTTCTGAAATAGTTAATCTTAAAATTGAAGATATTGATTCTAAGAGAATGCTGATCCATATCAAGAATGCTAAAGGTAAGAAAGATAGGATATTGCCTCTTTCTCAAACAGTTTTAGAATTACTACGAGAGTATTTTAAAGAATATAGACCAAAGGAATACCTTTTTAATGGGCAAAACTCTTTAAAATATTCAATAGGGAGTTGTCAAAAAATATACAAACGTTATATAGATTCGACATCATCGATCCACACACTCAGACACTCGTCATTTACTAATCTTCTTGAATCCGGAACTGATCTTAGAATCATTCAAAAAATTGCAGGACATTCTTCTTCTAAAACTACTGAGATCTATACACACGTTTCAAATCAATTACTAAATAAAGTAAATCTTCCAATTTAGATCCTATTATTTTTTTATCCCAAAATTTTTCTTATATTTGAATAAAAATAGAAATGGATAAAGAAAAAACAGGATTAACCAAAATTATCATAGAATCTAAAATGAATGACGAGCAACGAGAATGCCTTGTCGACGAAATTATTAGGATTTCTGAAATTATTGGAATTAAATTGGAAATTAAACAATCCAAAGAGGGTATAAATCTTTAAGATGAAAGTACTTTTTCTTGATATAGATGGGGTAATGAACTCAAGGATCTTTTATAAACAAAGACATAAGAGAGAAATGAGAAGACCTATTTATTGGTGGAGGCAATTAAAATACTTGATAAAGAAATTATTAAGGATTAAACCCAAAGGTGTATCTTTAGCTGACTATAAACCTCCTAAAAATTCATACACATTTGATTATCAATTCAACAGGCTAAAGGAAGAAACCTGCCCGGAGAAATGGAAATGGCTAAGTGAATGGTGCAACGAAAGGGGTATTAAGATATGCGTATCCTCAGTTTGGAAGAATCATTTTGGAACTGAAGGGTATGTTTCAACTCCAGAAAAATGGGAAGATGCTTTTGTTAAATTGGGGTTTAATCCAGGTACCTATGTAGGTATAACAGGGGATCGAAAATCCTTAAGGGGAGAAGAGATACAAGAGTGGTTAGATAAACACCCAGAATTTGAAGATTATGTAATTCTAGATGACGATGGAGATATGATGGACCACCAATTTGATCGGTTTCATCATTGTGATTCCTGGTTTGGTATGTCTCCCAACCATCTTTATAGAATGGGTATGTATTTTGACGGAAGAAATATAGATGGATACGAAAGATTAAATAAAACAGTAAGATAAAATGGAAAAATTAAAATTCAAAAAAGGTGTAGGGACTATGCCATTAACAGAAGATTTCTTCTATATGATTTCAGGAGGAGGATGGTGTAAACCTGAAAAATATCTAGAAGAGGAGGATGCTAAAAAAGTCAGAGAAGCTATTTCTCTCATTGAGCTCTATCAATCCCAAGGAATTGAAGAAGGGGTTTTCGAAGAGTTCTAATTAATAATTAAAAATAGAATGGAAAATATGAATTTAAAAAACAATTTTACCCGGGGATATTCTTTAACTATCGACCGTAAAGAATACGAAGAAGACCTTCAGAGAAGACAAAAAGAACATCTAGATAATATTTCAGGGAATCAAAACTGGAGACCCTGCTTGCATGATAGCTGTCCAGATTGTTTAGGAACCGGGGTTAAAAGAAGCGGGGGAATGTGTGTTCATGGGATAAGTTGTCCCTGTGCAAAATGTACTCCTTCTTATTAATTCTAAGAAATAAAAGTATACATGGAAATAAAAGATTTAAATTAAATTTTTTACTGGGAAAAATCTGAAAGAAGTTAGATATATAAAATAAAATTATATGGAAAACAAAACGAAAAAACACATTAATAAGTTTAATGACTTCTTAAAAGAAGATGTTGTTAATAAAGGTACTAAAACATCAACAAGATTAGTCGAAGTCGATTATAACGGTCAAAAAATGAAAGCGGTTGCTATCGGTTATGGTTCTGGTCCTTACTTTAAAGAAGTTTATTATCTATTGGATGAAATTCAGTATGAAAATGACTATTTTGATAATATTAAGGAAATTGATCCCTCTGATTTGATAGTGAGCGGATAAAAAATTATTAAAGATATTAATCTTTCAAGTGAAATCCCATTGTAAGGAATGCCCTCACGTAGTCAGGAATAGGCATAACGATATGATTTTAGATTTTTCCAGAAGACATAAAAAGCCTCATAATTGTCATATGACCGAGGGAAAAAAAGACTTATGGAACGTAAAATATAAATCACTAATTTGTTACGGATCGAAATTAAAAGAAAAAGAAACCCTAGAATAATATCTAGGGTTTTTTGTGATATATAAAAAGATGAAAACATTCAGAGCAGGTAATTTAGAGGTAATGAGGGAAGATTTGGATTATCCAGATTTTCCTTTGAAGATGGATTACGATGAAGTAGAATCGTTAGATCTTTCAGAATATCCTGACGGATGGAGGATACCTACCTATGAAGAAATAAGGAATCTTTATAAGTTTGCTAACTGCGCAGCTTACAATAGATCGGAATGGAATTCCCAAAAATGGTCTATAGGAGGGTTTGGAGACGACTACTATTGGGCAATTGATCAGAATTCAGATCCTTCTTCTTTTGTCTTATTTGATTTCCTTAGCGGATCTAAGGAACCTTGGGGTAAAGGAAAATTAAGATTAGTAAAAAATATAGAATAATGGTAAAAGAGGAATATTTATACCCGTCTATAAAATTAGGAAAAATAGAAATAGCATCTAAAGATTGTCCAGAGTGGTTAGATTGGAATGACACAAATGAATTAATATCAGTAATAGGAGATGGATGGAGACTTCCTACCTCCGAAGAAGGTTTATATTTTATAGATCTTTCTACCAATCTAGAATTAGGGGAATTTGACAGATACGGTAATAATGATAGAAGAGGATATTGGACCTCCGATAATTTTACTTCAGCGACAGGTCAATTAAGATCTGGAATTTACATAGATCATAGAAGAAATTATGGATATAACATAGCTAATCCGTGTTTAGTTAGATTAGTTAGAGACATCCGGTAGTATAGATTATTTTACGTATACTGAACTTTATATATAGATTAATAGATAATCTAAGAAAAATAAAAAATGACCGTAGATCCAAATTATTTAAAAATGATAGCAGACCGTTTAGATAAGATGAACGGGGGTTCTCCTGCTAGATCTGGAGAGATTCAGGGAGAATATAAACTTCCTAACATAATGGATCAAATGGGACAAACTGCAATGGCTTACCTAAATAGAAAGAAGGAAGAAGAGGCTAGAAATCTAAATAACAGACTGGATAGTTAAGGCCAAATCCTGGATATATTTTTCCTTTAAATTCTTTCTGTAAAAATCTTATATCAGGAGATAGATCTTTAAGGTAACATAAAAGATGTTCTTCGTCTTTGTATATCAAAACCCCATCTACACCTTCGGTATTATAAAGGGTTCTAACTTTTTCCGTTATGGCTTTATCCGAATCTAAATCTTTTACCATCACCCATAGATGACGACATTTATTTTTGCATTCTATAAATAAATCTTCTTCTATTCCCTCAAATTCCCCGCAGATAACTCCTGTCCCATATTTTTTAAAATCGGGAATAAAAAATTTGTTCACTGAATTAAATAGACTCTTCATTACCAATCTCGATTAAAATTGGTTCATTCCAAGGTTTATACCTTAGAGTACAAGTGGAAGCATTTATAAAAATAGGACCATTTTCACCAATTGTTTTGGTTCCATATTCTTCGTGAATGTGACCGAATGCATGTATTTTTAGGTCTTTCAATTTTAAAACTTCTTCCATAAGAGAAGGACATCCTACATTTTCCTGTCCATAAACAACTAAATCTAAAATACCTTTTGGTGGTCCATGGGTTATTAAAACATTAGTGTCTCTAGGAATTATTTCCCACTTACCTTTTATCTCATCCTCATTTAGCATAAAAGCCCAATTATAGAAAGGTGGTGTCCAAGGACTTCCCCAGAATTTAATCCCATCTATTTCTACCCCGGAGTCCTCTAAATAATGGATATTTTTTTCTTTTAATCCATCTAGAGTTTTTTGTAGTGCATTATCTCTATATCGGAATCCAAAATCATGATTTCCCGCAATAAAGATCTTATTCTTATGAGGAAGAGAAGAAAACCAAGCCAAAAAATCTTGTATTTCACTTCCTGTTCCCCTTCCAGAAACATCCCCACAATGAACTAGGACATCTCCTTCTGGGATCTCGTTTAACATTTGATCGTGAAGAGTATGGGTATCTGATATAAAAATTATTTTCATGTTATTTCCAAAGCATTTGTTCTACTTCATTCCAGTCGATAAATTTCCGATTGGATAGGGAATAATCCATTTTGCAAGGAGATCCTAAAGCTGCGTCATCAATATACAATTGGGCATAAGCTTTAGGGGAAGAGGTCCAAGATTTTTGTGTTGGGTTTTCCTGTATTCCGTATAATTCTATTCCATTATTCTCAAACCATTTGATAGCATCGTTTAACTCTTTTCCACTTCTCATAGTCCATAGAATTAAAGAGTGACCTTCCTCTACTAATCTTTTAAGTACAGGAACTGCCCCTATATCTTTTCCTACCCTAGGATAATCGTGAGTTACACACGTTCCGTCAAAATCTACTGCTATTAGCATATTTTTATTTTTTATATATTAATCCCACCATCTTCTCATTCTTTCTTTAAGAACCCTGTATAGAAGATCGTTTGCTTTTTCCCCGTTGTAATGGGCAACCCAAAAACATAAATCTTTCTTATCCAAATCTTTTTTATCCCTAAGAACTTTACGAACCGTAGCCCCATATTTATTTAGATATTCATCATATCTTTCAGAGATCACATCTTCTTCTAGGGTACAAATTCCCGGTTTATCTTCTATATCTTCGAATCTGAATTTTGTTTCCGAATAATCAAGATATTCGGTTTGATAATATTCCTCTTTAATTCTTTCGATGAGATTAAGAACTACAGTCATATCTCTATTATCTCTTTCTACTGCAGTGTGTCTATTAGCATAAATAATTTCTTTCCTTTGAAATTCTATCTTTTTCTGTAATATGTTTAGTATGTACCATTCATCAAAATCTCTATCCTTCCAAAGAGTTGGTGCCCATTTTATAATATTATGGCAGTTCGTTAAAAACCCTCTTATTCTCCAGTGTAGAAATCTCCATATTCTAGCAGATAAAGTTTTTCTGTTCCAAACAGAATCCTCAGGTATTATAAGTTTTTCGTAATTTTTCATTAGTTTCTATTTTCTCCTATGATGTTGTCGTTGAACATGAATTTATTTTTATAATAGTCCTCAGCATCTTCCCTGTCTTCTAATATTTCCCTGCCTGCATCTATTCCAATATATCCAGATACAATACTCACCATTTCCGTTTGGGCTTGGTGATAAGAATCTTCTATTTGGGACCTTTCGGAATCTATGAGGGATAGAACTTTTTCTATCACAACAGAATTTTCTTCTGGATTTAGCCTTAGCCAATCCAGAAGATTCTGAAGTGTAGTTTTTCTATCCGATCCCATAAAGTTAATCTAAATAAATTCCTTTATTTGTAGCGTAATGATCCAGGTAGATCCCCATCATTAACAATCTATCAAAAGCTGATTCATTTTTTTCCATCTCTAAAGATTTAATAATTAAATCTGCTAAAGACTGGAGAATTTTTCTTCTTATCTTATACATACTCTAACTTTAAGGGTGTCTACTATTATATACGTTTGCGCAGGAAGCCAAGAACATAGACATTCTTCCTCAAGGTGAACGTGTTCTTCTTCTAGATATAAAGTATCTATCATCACATAATCAAAATCCAAAGGGGATTTTTTATTGGATCCGTAAGCATCGCAATTTGCATTTTTTGTGGTTTTGCAAGACCCTAAAGCTAATAAAATAGCTAAACCTAAAATTATTTTTTTCATATTACCATTTATCAATATCAGTTAAATCCAATTCGGCATTAGCAAGCTTGCTCCAAACCTTTTTAATAATTCCTATTCCTCCCCCGCTTTCAAAACTATAAACATAATCTCCATAAGATCCATATATAGCTTTTATGTGTTCCTGCCATTCCTTTAATTTCTTAGATTCTTCTTGATCTAATTTATAAGTAATAGTATTCTTTTTTTCTTCTTTCTCCTCTTTTCTTTCCCATCCATGATCTGAATTATTTTCCCACATCTCATATGATTTCTGGATCCATTCTGTTGGACTGGATTCGTATGTCAAGGGGGTTTCAGAATTAGGATCCTCCTGATGGGCATGTGTATTTCTTAATATCCATCCGGTCCAATTTAATAGCCAATTTTCCATTTTATCTGTTTATTTTTTCTTCTGCGTGGGATTCACATAAAGTAAATATCCAACCGCCACTAATAGATTTACCAGGTTCCCCACATTTTTCGCATACCTCGTGAGATTTTGATTCTGCTTCGGTAATTCTTTTATGAATCTCATCACTTCCTTCGTTTATATAGAATCTTAATCCCCCGAATTTTTCTTTTACCTGGCAGATCTGTTTATCCCATCCTAACTGGATTAGATCTTCTATTAGCGATTTAACTATTCCTAACCATCCGTTTCCAATGCAGAAAAAATCTGAATCTTTTATTGGTTCTCTGCCCGTATAGAATCCATTCTCTAGTCCACCTATAGATTCTAAAAAATTATTAAAATCTTCTTCCGTAAGATAATTTTCATTCATATATTTCTATCTTCCAAATCCAACTTTCCCACTTCCTTTTATAGTAGGAGATTTTTTAAGCCCCTCCAGGTTTTCAATAGTCTCTTCAAAAGTTCTTCCCATTATGATAACAGAGATAACAACTTCTTTTAAATGGGAAAGAGACATGCCCTCAGTTTTTCTTATCCATTCATCTATATCTATTTTAGACAAGTCTTCTTTGGACAATTTATTTTCTATGAAGCATTTTCTTATTTCGGAATTAGGTAATTCCACCTTATATCTCCTATCAAATCTAGAAGGTCTATTTGTTATTCTCTCTTGTAATTTTTCTGGGTAGTTTGTAGTTGCTATATAAACAACATTTTCTATCTGCTTAACCCCATCTAGTATATTTAGGAGTCTGCTTACCGAATAATTATGTTCTCCTGCTATAGAATCGATATCCTCCAATATAACTATCAAAGGCCTATTCGGTTCTATTTCCCGAAAATACGGAATGAAAGAAGAAAATCTTTCAACGTCATCTTCATCTTTTATATTTATAACTATTCCCCCTTTTTCTATAATGTTCTTAGATACCATTTGAATGATTCCAGATTTTCCGCATCCAGGTTCTCCGAACATTAGAATTCCTCTTTTATGAATAAATTTATATTTTTCATACTGATCCCTCATATTCCAAAAATTATCAATATCGTTAAGTATATCTATAATTTCGTCCGAAGGAAGAGTATAAAGTTCGTCTGTCTTGAATGGCTGCTTCTTTAAAGTTTCCGTTCCCAATTTTGTATTATAAACTATTTCGTAAATTCCAGAGGGAACCCCGTCTATAGTATGGTAAGATGGAAGGAACTCGTCATTTTCTAAAACCGCCCAACAAGAAAATTTTTTCCCTCTTTTAGGTATTTCGGTTTCCCCTGTTGACCAGGTTTCGTA